CTCCTGAAGTTTGAAAAACTCTGTGAGGTTCTTAACTATGTCTATTTTGACTTGAGTTTCGTCAACATCGACATAATCCGACTTCTTAGACTTAGCAACAGGCTTTGCAACTTGAGGCTTTGGGCTACCAGCAAAGAACTTAAGGAACTGATTCCAGAATCCACCAAGTTCCTTGCCGATAGCCACAACTTCATCAGCAGTTCTTTTGACTTGAACAAACTGATCTTTAGCTTGCTTGTAAAGGTCAACACCTTGCTGAATCTGCTTGACCAGACCAGCCGCCATGAGGCAAATAGTGATTGGGTCAATTTCAGTCTCCTGTTATTGGCTAAACAAGCCAGTGGCGTTCTGCATATTTGGTGCGGCTGTACCAGACATAATGCCAGTAGATGTTGGACTCAAAACAGCCCTACCCAAAGCTGGTAAAAGTTCTGGAATATCCTTGCTAATCACATCGTACAGACTACGACCAGCCAACTCTTTGCCAATCTTTTGCAACTTCTTGGAGTCTGTTGTTGTCAAGATTCTGGTCATTTCAGAGGCAACAGCCCTTGTTTGTGCATCACCCAACTCTGCATAATCTCTTTGCAATGCCCTAGTCAGAATGCCTTGCACACTCATTACAGGCATCTCTCTCATGGCTTTTCCACCAGCACGAACATCTTGAATTGCTTGGGTTCTTTCAGCAGTTTGAGAACCTTGCATGACTTGTTTTGAAGTGCTTTTCATCTCCACTTCACTCTTCAAGTTTTTCATGAATTGAGAAAACGATTTGTCGCCAGCCTCATCTTGAGGGAAAGTGGCTCTGATTATTCTCAAATTCTTTGGATTGTTGATGATTTTTAAAGCTGGATTTCCAGTCGCACCAACTACAGTGTCAGCAGTCTGCGCCCCACCTAAACGATCTAAAAGGTTTTGCATAGTTCCAAGACGCAAACCCTCAAGTTCTGATTTGGTCATTGTCTTTGTGTCATTTAACAATATATCAATATCTTTGGGACTTTTGTTGAATATAGTACGGCCTTCCTCCATAGCGTCCATGACCGCTGTATCAGAAGCCCATACACGCCTTGCATTTTTGTATGTAGGATTGGCTGAATCCAATAAACTTAGAAACTCTGTGCGAGTTCCCTTGACTTTACCAAGTTCAGTTGTACCAACTCCACTTGCTGGATTTTTCCCAGTGAACACAACATCATCCAAACCCATCTTCATATAGTGAAGAAATGTTGTGTTTATGTTTGTAACTGGATTGCCATCATTTGTCTGCAACTTGCCATTTACAACCTTAACATTAGGCAACTTTACGCCTTCTTCTTTTGCAATTCTTACAGCCCTGTTGTATGCATCTTGCACACTTGGCCTCTCAAAAAGATTAGTTAGTTCAGGTGTTACAGGAACATCTTTTTTTAACGCTCTATCATAGAGAGCACCACCAAGTTGAGAACGTGCTTGTTTAAGAGCATTAAACTCATCGAAAAATGCGGCTTTTGAGCCAAATGCAACTTGCAAGTCTGTTGTCAGCCTAGACAACATTCCTTTGTCACGATTGGTTATAAATTCTTGAGCTTCTTTTTTACCAACTCCGGGTATCGTATTAGCGGCATCCAAGTATGCTCTGGTATTTGGGCCTACATCAGCCAAAGCATAAGGCTTACCCTTACGCTCTAAAACAAATTGAATAGCCTCGTCCACACCTCCAACATCAGACACTAATGCTTGCTTGATTAACGATCTTGCCTCATCAGTCCCCAACTTTTGAGGATTGTCAAAAATTGACTTTACGACACCACGATATACAGTGCCACTAGCCATCCCCAAGCCCTTAACAATTGGCAAAGTTGCTAATGATGTAGCACCTCCAACCGCACCAGTTTTCATGGATTCTGGGCTAAACAATTCTGCCTCAGACTCACCCAAGCCAGCGGTAACGCCAGCAGCAGTAGCCAAACCAACTTGTGCGGGCATTGATGTTATTGGGCGTTTAGTGAGCAGTGCAGGTGTAGATGCACCAACAATATTCGCCACAACTGATCTAACAGGGTACTCTTTACTATATTCTTCTAACCCAATTCTTTCCATTGCTTCACCAACATCCGATGGAGATGGTGGAGGCTGATTGGGTGTAGACATACCAACTTGTTTGGCTATGCTGGCTGGAGCAGGACTCAAAAAAGATTTAATTGAACCAACTACGCTATCAGAAAAATTAGCCGATAAACCTTGCAGAAATTGACCAAAGCCTTGAGTAGTCCAACTCTTTGTATCAAGTTGGTCTAACATTTTTTGACCATCAGCAGTTAATTTGCCTTCATCTTTGGCAATCATCAACTCATCACGCAAGTCTAAAATTTGGTCTTTAAGAGATGGCATTTTTATTCCTTCAGTTAGTTGTTAAGCCGCCACGATTAAGGGCCTCACGACCACCAGAATTCCTTGACCCTCTTGATGTTATTGGGCCAAGAGAATTAAATTGCTCTCTCAGCTTATTAGCTGATGGGGCATAGAGTGGGCTTGTCTTTGTATATGTATCAAAATCAGAATTGAACTTCACAAATGCCTCTGTGGGATTTGATGTTGTCAATCTACTATTTTGAGACAGCCAAGCATTTGTAAATCTTGATAAATCTTGGTCACGCTCTCCTTTTAACCTCAAGGCAGACAACATCAACTTATTACCAGCAACTGTTTTTGACAGGCTAGGTGAACCAGTGTTGATGAACTTCAAATCAGTATCAGTTGGATTAACACCAAGTTGTTTAACTTGTGGTAAGACCAAATTAGTTGCAATAGCCTGTAATGCTTCTTGCCCTGCCAATCCTTTAATATTGAAATCAGGGTTGAATACTTGACCAACTCTGCCAACTTGCAACATTGTTTCTTGACCAAATCCAGTTTTTACACCTTCATCCAACAAAATTTGCATACTATCAACGGCATTAAGAATTGGCGTAGCTAATCTTCCAGACTTAATGTTTGACGTAATAGTTTCTGTCAAATTTTCACCAAAACCTTTTTGCATTTGATTCGTCACAGTGAGATTGGTGACAGGTTTCTTAGATGCGGTTATTTTTTCGGCTCTTGCGGCAACAGCATCAAGTCCAGCCTGACCTCGTTCATTAAAAATCTTTACAGGGTCATTTGTTTGATACAAAAAGAGAGCCGCATTTGACTCTTCACCTGTAAATGGAACTGGTTTAGGAGCACCAGTCAACAATGGCTTAAATGCCTGACCCGGCAATGTTGGCTTCTGATAGATAGTTTCACCTTCTTTAGCCGTAATGGTTTCTGGTGTTAACGACTTGAGAAGTGCTCTGCCTTGCGGGAAAGATTGCAGTCTTGCTACAACATCATTATTGATAGTGCCATCAGCATTCTGCAATTGACCAGCCAATTCATTAGCCACAGCTACAAGGCCACGCTCTTGCATGGTTAATCCACGCTCAGTCAAGTAGTCTTGAACCTTCATCTGGTTCAACTGTTCTTCTTGCGCCTGTTGCTTGACCTTCACCATCTCATTACGCAACAAGAATGCGGCTTCTTGGTCACCTACTTGCAATGCGGCTTGAATGGCTTGAGCATAAGAATCAGGGTTTGCAGGGTCAATCAAGCCAAGGATTGCTTGACGTTTAGCAATCTTTTGCAACTGTGGGTCTTGACCACCCAAAGCACCAGCAATTCCACCACCCAATTGGTAACCAGCCTGACGCATACCAATAGCGGCTTGCTGGAAAGGGTTTGACTGAACCTCACTAGCCGCACGTTGGCGAAACTGCGCCATTTGATTAGCCTGATACTGCTCAGGAGATGCAAAGAGTCCTAAGATTTCACTGGTTGCCATTCTTTTCCCCTTATATACGATAAATTTTGTCAAACAGTCTTGCTTTGTCTGCATCTGTTAATGCTGTTTGTTGTTGCTGGACACCAAACGCATTATTTAATGCACTACCGACTGCTGGATTCTGAGCAACACCAGCCAAGAAATTGCCAGATGCTGAATAGGCATTGGCTGGAGCCATAGTAGCCGCCGCTTGAGTAATACCTGAACTCAACAAGCTACCAGACAAAGTGTTAGCCGCAGTTGTTTTGCCGCCAATTTCAGTGCCAATAGTCATTGGTTGTTGTGCCAGTCTTTCAAGTCCTGTGGTTGTATCCATAGCGGTAGCAAATGGAGCATAAGCCGCAGTCTGACCAGCATAGTATTTATTCTGCAAGCCAGCACCAGTATCAAACAAACCAGCACCGTAAGTAATGCGGTTTCTAGCTTCTTGGTCAGCTTGTGCCGCCAATGCCAAATTGCTTTGTGCAATCGAGTTGTAGTAAGCCGCCATCTCAGGATTAGTAGCCATCAGGTTACCGCCTTGAGCCGTAGCCGCACCACCACGACCTTGTTGGAACAATTTATTTTGCAACAGTGCTAACTGGTTTTCTTGAGTAGGTGCAAGCAAAGCCTGTTGCTTAGTTATGTAGTCTTGTGCGGCCTCCTCTGGAGACTTGGCAAGATAGCTTTGACCCAAGTTAAACAAACTTTGCGCTCCACCAGTCAAAGGAAGATAGGCGTAAGGAGCTAACTCAGCATCACGCAAACCTTGTGTCGCCAAAGCAGACAAACGATCTTGAAAGCCTTTGATTTCAGCACTAGGCGTATAACCAGCGCCAATGACATTTCCTTGTGCATCAGTTGTGAAAGCAGACTGACCAAATCGAGTAGTTACGCCAACAGGACGGAACTTGGCGGCATCAGCCGCAATCTGAGCCGCACGAACTTGAGCATCGGCTTGTGTTTGTGCCGCTTGCTGTGCTTGTTCTGCTTGTTTACTTGCACCAGCACTACTCAACAATGATTGCACACCAGCAACACCAAGTTTGCCAATAGTGTCTGGAGTTAGTCCAGTAAAGCTAGAAATAGAAGATACAACGCTAGGAATCAAACCTTGTGAAGCCACACTTGCAGATAATTCAGCGGCAGGGACAGCGGCATAGTTTCCAGCAAGTGCAGTTGTTCCAGTAGTAGCTGTGCCACCAAACAAACCACCACCTTGGAATGCTGTAGGTGAAACAGCCTGAACAGCACCTCCAGCTAATCCTCCAAGAGCCGCATTCTTCAAGATGTCTTGGGTTGAATCACCAGCAACAGCACTTGCCGCTCCACTTAGAGCCGCCGCACCAACCACAGCAGTAGCCGCACCAGTAGCCCCAAGTGCCGCACCAATAGCAGGGATTAAAGGAGGAAAGACAACAGCCGCAATAGCGGCTACTGGCTTGACCGCTTTTTTAACCCATTTTTTAAACTTATTCCAATCTGCCATGTCATTCTCCCAATTCGCCTGATGCAATCATTTTCTTAGTCATTTCACCAATAACAACAAATACGCCAATCAGTTGGTAATCAATATCCAAAGGAATATCACCTTCTTCAGCCAAATCGCTGTCAATGATGGCCTGAATAAATTGAGGATACAAGGACTTGTCTTTAAGTACATCTTGAGCCATTTGACCCAAACTAATCAATGTTTCAGCAGAAACACCTTGTTCTGTCATGGCCTCTCGAACCAGTTGCTTAACCTGCATTTCTTCTTGTGCTGTTGCCATTGTTCTTCTCCTTAAATAGTGCCGTTAGCAACTACGTTGCCCAACACAGTCAAATTACCACTGGAATCAATCTTTGCGACAGCAGTAGATGAGTTGTAGATATACAAGACGTTTGAGGTTTCAACAAACGAGAAGTTTGTGAAAGTACCATCAGCCTTTGACGCAATAGCGGTCTGGATGTTGGTGAACTCAGTATCAATCTCAGTACCCTTGACAACCTTACCAGCGTTGCCAGAAGCTAAAGAGTCTTTAGCCGCAAAGTTCGTGGTTTTTGTGTAATTTGACATATTCGTTCCTTAAACCATTTTTCCATCTTTGGCCTGAATCTCAATCTTCTGGATGCTAATAGGCGCACCGTTGATCTGAACTTCATAACCAGTCTGCACAACCTTACCAAAGCCTGATGCCTGACCAACCAATGTACTCAACTGAATACCAGCAGAGTAATACGCAACTGGTGAACCATTAGCACCATACTCAGCAATTCCATACTCAGCCACCGTAGTCACTGGAATATTCAATGTTGTCGAGTAATACTGACCAGAGAAGTCATAACCCCACTTGATGACGAAGCCCTGATTTGAGCCACCAATCACCACAACTGAAATCTTCTTGACGATAGATGTCACGCTGATGTTGCCAAGGTCAGCATAGTTGGTGAAATACTGCATACGGTATGAAGTAGCATGGTCTAGATAAGTTCCATACTTACCGACATAGCCGTTCTTACCCAACAACAAATCACCATTGCGGCGTGAATAGAAACTTGTAGGCTCAATCGAGTCCCAAGTTGTTACCCTTGCAGAGCCATCCTGTAACTGTGCCTTTGTATCAAATACATAGGTGACCTTTGTGACTGGCAGATTCAACAGGTAGAAAGCATTTGATTCTGAGTAAACAGCCTTGATGTTCGCCATGACTTCAGAATTGACGTTAGTCATCAAGTCATTACGCACATTCTTAGACAAGTCACGCAAAGGTGCTGACTTCTCCTGAATGGTACGCAACAGGCTACGAACACCACTGTTAGACAAGAAGATGATGTCTGAACCAGTTGTAGCAATTGAGTCCCTAGACAAGCATCCAATGTCTCCAATGGTGTCACTCAGCGTCATTGTGGACGGTGTTGTAGCACCTGAGTAGATCAAGATTTGACGCTTGCCAAAGATGATGAGAAAGCCGTTATGTGCAGAAAGTCCCATGATCTGATCTGACCCATTAGGCCAAACCTTAGACACATCCAATGTTCCTGAAGTGCCACCAGTCCAAACATGACCAGCCAACAAGTCAGAGAATGTAATGGTCACGTTGTCAGTCGTAGTCTCTGCCACCCACAAACGACCAAAAGACGATGTAACCACATTGGCAGATGGCACAGTACCAGCATAACCAGTCTTCTCTGAAACTCTGCGGAATGTAGTGGTGCTAACAGCAGGGTCATAAATCAAAGGCGTATGACCTGACTGAAAGAAGTATGTGATGCCATTCAAGGATGCACATTGCCAATTGTTTGCTGTGATGGTTGGTGCAGTACCACCCCCCCCATAGGTCAACTCAACAACAGCATTAGAACCGTCCAACTTGAACAGTTTGTTGTTGCCAGCAAAGAGGACAGTCAAAGTACCATCAACTTGGACTAATTCATGGATGACACCAATGTTGTTTGCGCCAAGGTTGCCAGATGAGGAGTTAACTCGTGACCAACCTTTGCGTGAACCAATACGACCATACTGGTCAATCACACAGTTAGTAGCAATAGACGCAAAACCAGCCGCTAAATCTAATGGCGAGTCTTGTGTATTGAGCCCATAAAAACCTGGGGCTGAGATACTAAATATTTGAATTGGCTTGCTCATACAGGCACAAATTCCTGATTCTCAGGGTAACGAGTACCTTCCAACGCAATGTAGTCAGACAGCATCGACTTGTACAAGGCATAGGCTTCAGATGAACTCAAACCACCATCTTCACCACGTTCAACCAATGCACGAGCATAAGCATTCTGTGAGACTAAAACATCAGGGACAAGCACAACAGTCGAGTCACTAGATAATGTGGCTTGTGGCACTGCCAAACTGAATGGAATGCTGTAAACGCCATCAGGACGAGGGTAAATAGTTACCTTGGTGTCATAGCTACCATTAACGCCATCAAAGGCGTAGTAGGTAGGGATGCCATTCACAGGAGTAGAGAAGTTCTGATAACGGTTCATCGTCACAAAGTCAATGTTCCGCATGGCTACATTGCTGGTGACGTTAAGAACATCAAGAACTTGGAATTTCTGACCAGAACCAGTCAGGGCATAAGAGTAAGTTCCAGCAGTGGTGCTGATAGTGATGGTAGTGCCTAAGATATTCCAAGCATAAGCATCTTCAACCTGACGCTTTGCGTCATTGACAAACTTGCCAATCAAAGTTGAATAGTCGTTAGCAGTTACGGTGGTGACGCTAGGCTCACGCAACCGAATCAGTACATCGTTAACAAGTTCTAAGTATGTCATCTGCTTTTCGCCTTTGCTTTGTTCCTTGCGGATATAGCTTGAGCTTTTGCCTTTGCGTCAGCTTTGGAGTTAGCACCCCAAGCCTTTAGCGAAAGAAGCAGTCTTGTCGGTTCACCTTTCTTGTCGTATTCA